CATCAAAGTCTTCAAGACGCTGTTGCTGATAAGGTTGAATGCCGTAACGCTGTGCTTCTTGAACCGTCCTGGGAAGAGGATGACCTTCCAATAACGTGCCTTTCAACCGAGGGCCAATCATCGCGTTGAACTGATCGAGAGTCGTTTGATCTGAAATACCTGAATAAGTTCTAGCCAACGTTTCTTGAATAATTTTACCACGAGTAGCCTCTCCTTGGAGAGCTAGTTGGTTGTCACGAGCTTCTTGTCGAGCAAGTTGAGCAGCGGCCTGAGCTTGAGCAGCTTTCGTCGCCTCATTCTGGGTGTAGTCCTTATACAGCGATTGAGCCTGTTCGCCATAACCACTCTCTGCAAGTCTCTGCATGGTTAGAAGAGGGTTATTAATGAAGTTCTCTTCTTCGTTGTTCTGATAACGACCCGCGAGTTCGTCACTCATCGCTTCCTGTCTACGAATACCGGCGTAGTAAGGATTGCGACCATTCACCATCAAGTAAGAGTCGCCCAGCAAGCCGAGAACATCACGAAGAGTTCCCTTAACACCGAACAAACCTTTGTGTTGAATAGGATCGAGACCCTTGGCTACAATTTCATCTTCTACGGGAGCTTCAACAGCTTGAGACACTGGAGCCGCTTGTTGAGGCATGTCCATCGGAAGAGGCTGCGTGTTGGGAGGATAGCCGGGAGGAGCCGGAGGGATCAGAGGGCCGTCCATACCACCACCTTGAGCGGCTTGCATCAGGTACGCAGCCATAGGAAGAATGCTAGCCATGTTCTTTAACCGCCTGCAATCAGAGATGCACCAGCAAGACCGTAGTCAAGGAGACCGGGTTTACCACCCTTACTCGTCGACGTGCTAGTCTGACCTGCGCCAGCAATAAGCTGTCCTGCGTTCATACCAAGACCAGCAAGGTTAAGCGCACGGTTCAGATATTGATCTGCGTATTGGTTTTGCATCATGTTGCCGTAGTTAGCAAGTGCCTTGCCTGTACCGCCTGACCGGAGAAGACCTCCAGCAGCGGCATTCCCTGTGATGCCCCGGGAACCTTCTTGGATTAGCTGGTCGAAACCGGTTGCGTCCTTATAGGCATTGAAACCGGAAGCATCACCAGACAGAAGTCCAGCAAGCATTTCAGCTCCGGAACCAGCGTATTGCGTCAAAGGGCTGTATGCGCCCTTAATGAAATCGTAGGCTTTATTCTCAGACGACGAAGTCTGTTTAGCCCTTTTACCGAACAGAGCGCCCATTGGCCTTAGTCCTTTCCCAATCTAGTTTAGATAAAACAACAAGCTCGCATAGGCCAGCAATCGTATTGACTGTACCACTGGACTTGAAGCCAAGCTTCTTGTTCATCCAGAGAGCTCCAAGTTTATTGTGTGGCGTAATGCCTTGAATGATACTGACATTGTACGGCCCAGTGAAAATTTCCTCTAAGAACTCTTCACAAAGCTTTATGGCTTCCTTGCCACGAGCTTTCAGAAAGTAATGGCCCATCACTACCTCCGGACTGAACCTTTGGAACAATGTGAAGTTTCCTTTACTATCTGTTAAGCACACATTACTTTTATCTGCCAGCCATTGCTCTGGATGGAACCCTTTAAGCTCATGCTCGTAGGGTCCCATCGTTTCCATGAGCAAGCCGACATCATGGTTTCTAGTAATCATGTCAAACCATACAATCTGATTTCACTTCCGGCCACTAAACCTCCAGATGGAACAATTCCTGTAATTGTAGTAATTGCAGATGTGTTGGCCCAACGTCCAGCGCCAGTCAAAATTCTAGGAATTGAACCAGTGCTGTTGTTAACTAGCATTGTATTTACCTTATGAGCAATAGTGCTAGTATATTTGAAAATTCTGAGTTCACCTGCCGAGAAAACTCCCGAAGGAGCAGAAGCGGCCGCACATTGAAATTGCCGAAGTTTGGTATCGCTGCTACTACTAGCTGAGCTGGTATTAAACAATTGCTGCCACGAATAGCCAGTTGCACTCGAATTATATTGCAAGTCGATTTGAATATCGCCTGCCGTTGCAGTACCTCGACAATAAAAGACGAGTAGCAAATCTTCGTAGCTCGAAGGAATAGAACTAAACGTAAAACCTGTCTCACCGCCTGTTGCGGTAAAAGTGGTAATCAGCGTTCTGCCACCGCCTCCCCCGCCGCCTCCTGAGATAGGGACATTAGTCACGTTTGTAACGTGCCCCTCATCGTCTACAGTAATCTGAGGCGAGTTAGTTGCATCTCCGTATGTGCCCGGAGTTACACCGGAGACATCGTGGGAGATTGTAAGATCAGTGGAGAGATTACCCCCTCCGAGGATCGGAGCAGTCGTATTGATATCACGGGCAGCAGCCCAATCATCGATCAGACCTTGAGCGATTTCAGCAGCTTGTTCTGCCGTGATCTTACCATCAATAGTAATGCCACGATCTTGAAGCTGTCTTAGGAAAAATTGAGTAGGAGTGCCGTCAGGATTAACCAACGGCATCCTATCATTAAGAGGCTGTATTGACATCTGCAATACTCAATTCATTAAGTTTCGGGAAAGCGCCGTCATCAGTGATGCGGAAGATGCGACCCGGAGCACGAACCAAACCAAGAGATCGCCAAGCAAACTCTTGCAGGTAATTGTCAGCAACAGACTCAATAGAGCCTGCGGAAACAAAGTCAAGACCTTGATTGTCCGAATAGCTTAGTGTTACAGTTGCTCCAGTGTATCCCGGATTACCTACGTCAGCGACAGCGTACACTTGATAGCAAGGGATCGTTTCACGCCCTCTCGTCAAGACCTGTCCAGTAGCAATACGTTCAAACGGAGCCACCTTACCTTCTTCTCTACCAGTGGCATCAGAAACATCATCATAGCCTTGCTTGGGATTAAGCATCCACAAGATGTTAGCCGAGTCGTCTCCAACAACAACATTGCTTCCTTTAAGAAAAGCGTTCTGACCATTCTCTACCCAATTCGTACCGATGTTGGCACGCCAGTAATCAAAAGTAGACGTAGCCCACCAAGACCAAGTGTTCGTAGTGAGGTCATAGACCAAGGTCTTTCCGTTGCCTAGGCTCAGAACGTAGAACTCGTGACCATCAAGATCGAAAGTCCACGCTCTGAGTTTAGGATTAGAAATACGGCCACGAACGACCGCAAGAACCTGTGCTTGGACAACATTAATATCCGCAGCAGTTTTATTGTAGGCGACACCAACGCCGCCATAAGTTGCAGTCATGTTTTCAGCAGGCACGTTATAGGTCACCAATAGTTGAGATTGAGGAACATTCAAATTGCCGGCTGTTGAGAAAGTAGTTACTAGAGCCTCTGCTTGAGGAACTCTTACAGTTACAGCAGCCATGGAAACAATCCTTTATTAAGCAGTTCTGTTCAATTGAAGCTGAGCATCGTCAACAGCACTAGGCAGCCAAGGATTGCCAGTATCCGGATCAGTCTCAAACACATCAGACCAGTAAGTCTGCGTCACAGTAATCGGACGGTTAGAACCGTTTGAAGTATTACCGTTCGAGATTACAGAGACTTGCAAACTGCCGTCACCGCCGTCAGACTTAGCTGCCCGAACACGGGTTTGCAAGGCTCGAACACTGGTAATGTTAGCAGGAAGATTGGAAAGCTCTGCCACATAGGGACTAGGAGCAGGATCACCAGCAGAGAGATACTGAGCATCATTCGGAGGAATGTTGTCAAGAATCTGATAACCAGTTGAACCAGTTGAAGGCGTCCAGTTCAAAGCAACGTCTGCCGTCGGCGTAAGATTGGTCACAAGGACCGAGCCGAGGAAGTCATTGTTGTACGAACCGGTGCCATCCCAGATCACATAGTCTTTGAAATACGGGTCTTTTGGAAGATCGGACAAATCAATTCGAGTTCCAATAGAACATTGTGCAGGTTGAATGTTACGACACGAAACACCGGTCTGTTGAAGAACAGTCTGTCCCTCAACCCGAACTTCGAAATCACAAGTGTTCGTCCCTGTTTTCGTGTATTTCACTTCATAGTGCCACCAACCGTTAGCGGTCACGACAGGAGCCGCACTGTTGTAGTCTACAGCGTTGTTAGACGCGTCCTGTAGACGAGCTCGGACACGACCGTTAGACGTAACACCGACTTGAAAAAGCTTTTCGTTACCTGCTCCGGCGAATTTGACAGCATTGTTTAATGCGTTGTCATTTTCAGGAAGAGCAGCAGACCAGCCTCGATAAGCAGCACCGCAAGTATTAACAGCACCAGCAGGAAAAGCAAATCGAACAACGTCTTCGTGGATTGTGCCGCCTTTAAGAACAATACCTACACCAGTCTCAGGATCGGTCACAAGAGAAGCGCCTGCTTGCTGTACATATACGCCCTGCGTAAGTAGAGCGCCAGTCGTGCCATAAATGGCAAAATTATCCATATGTAGGATCATTGTTACACCCTCCTTTACGGGGTTTGAGAAAGTTGGAAAGCGATCGCTTCACGGATTTGCTCTTCGATATCAGGAGTGGACACACGTTGCGGTGCACCCCCTCTAATAGCAAACACAGCACCATCGGCTGAGCAAACAATCAAAGTTTCGTGAACAGCAACAGCAGTACCTTCCCAAGTTCCTCGATCAAAGACGACGCCTTGAAGGCGTTGCATACGGTTAATCGGGTCGCTAGAAACATACCACACCTCTGTAGAGCCTGCCCCAGGCAACCAGAACTGATCGCCCACGACTTCAACACCGTTAATACCGTCAGGACTTCTTTCAGCCGTGGCGAAGTTAAGCGGGTTGATAAAGATTTCTCCGGGCTCAATCCAATAGAAGCGACCGTTAGTGTCAGCTTCTTGAGTCGGAATACAAATTACAAACGAATTGATCGTTGCAACATCGAAAACACCAATGTCATCCGGCGTTTGCACTTGACCAACTTGAGTCGTGCCACCGTCTTCTAAGGTGCCGTTAGTCCAAGCAATGCCTGCACCAGTTTCTGTCGTTACGATACCGTTACCAAGAACACCCGGAGTGCGGGCTCTTACAGTAACAGACGTCGCACTTTTAGTTCCAACAGCTACCTCAGGATGAGCAGTCAGTGTAGACGAGTACTGAGTACCCGCTGTACCATCTGCCATAATAGCGGCAGCAAAGTTAGTCCACGACAGAGTGTCGGAGATTTCCACCTTGACGAGCCACGGATTGCCGGACGTACCGTCAGGCGTGCCTGAATCAACAGAGCCGTTAGTGAACTTGTAATAGACATCACCGATACGGATAACGTCGTTGTTCACAGGCGAACCAGAGACAGTGCCTTGTGCGGAACCATTGTCTGTGTAGTAGTAAAGTACAGAGCCGTCAGTGAAGAAG